CCATTGTTCAAAGGTGCTGCTCCTTTAACTTCTTTAGCATTGGACATAGATCTTGCTAGTGCTTTTGTGTATCTAGAAGAAAGTCTGTCATAAAGGTTGTCCTCTATTGCTTCTTCTGTGATAGCGAAAGCTAGCGCGATCGTTTCCATTGTGTAACGAGCAGTGTAAGTCTCTTGCGCTTCATCGTATGAAATGCCTTGACCTTCTGCTTTTACATCAGCGTTAGCGAATCCAGATAACATTACTTCCTCTTCGAAAGCTCTGTCACTTGATTCAGTTACGTATATTTCAGCGTGTTGATTCTCGTAACGCTTGTACTCCAGCCCGAATAGTGCATTCAGGCCTGGTTCTAGTTCTTTAACTAGCTGTGCTCGTGATATTGCCATTTTATGCTCCTATTATATCGTCCAGTCGTTACCAACACTAGCAGTATTTAATAAGTACTGTCCAAGGTTCTGAGCAAAAACCATTGAGCAGTAAGCTGCCGTTTGGTCTTTGTTTTCAGGGTCCTCAGCGTTTCTTATAATTCTCCACTGATTGTTAGTATCGTCGATATTTCCGATGTCCATTGTATTAGTACATTGTCCAGATGTTTCACTTCCTGTTGGAACAGCTGCTGAAAAAGATACAGTTCTACCGACGTTTGCCTGTGTAACTGCTGCAGAAGTTGAGCCTACAAAAAGTTGAAATGGATTGTCTATTACAAAACACGTAATATCTTCACTGTTTGCTGGAGTAATAGGTTGGTTATACCAGTTCGCCCACGTCGGCTTCTTTGTAGTTGCCGCATTGTAGAAGATACCGTTAAACACACCTATTGTTGCGAAAGTACGAGTACTTGAAGCCTCAACAATGTATCCGTCCTTCATTCGAACAGTACATCCTTGAAACAAGTCATCAGTATCACCCGCATCGATGTAGTATTTGCCTTGACCTTGAGTAGCTGGTGTTGAACCAACAGTACCCGCAGAAATCAAACCAAATCCGGCTGTGTTTCTATTTGCCATAGTTATTACTCCTTGTGAACCTGCCGTCGTGAAACGGCCTCCAGTTCGGTTAATTTATTCCGATAGTTTTAGAAATATTATTTCTTGGTACCACCGAAAGTGTGCTTCGAATGTCTATCAATTTTGATAGGCATTCTTTTATCCTGATCCCTAAGTAAGTCGTTTTCGATCGCTTCGTCTTGACCGTCAGAAAGTGATTTCTGATAATCAATTCGCTGCTGCGCGAGTTCTTCGGGTATCCTTGCCAGGAGAAGGCCTCCTACTCCTATGATTCCAGCGTATTTACCGTCTGTCACAATTGGATAATCTGAATCTTTATATTCGTCAGCTCTCACTAATTCATATCCAGATCTCAATCTACCATGAATATTCTTGGTGTCATTGAAACCTAGTGATTCAGCTCTGATCCATCTGTGCCTAAAACCGTCTGGCGCTGGCGGTGCATCAAGAGATGAAGGGGGCTTGTACTCTTTAGGACGTTCAGTTTTTGTCCGAGTTTCAGCCGCACGAGAAGTTTTTTTGTCTTTTGTCATATTATGCTCCTTCCGTGAGTTTTACTTGTTTCGCATACTCTTCTAGTGGCACGCCTAATTTTTTAGCTATTGCTACTTGTGATGACGTGAGTCTCACTTGTTTGCGTCCTGTTTTTGCGCTTCTATTAGCTGAAGCAACCGACTGAACGGGTTTGGACGTTGCTTGTGTTTCAGTATTACCAAATTTGTGACCAAAGTCAACCCTAATCCTTTTATCAATCTCTTCATAATACTCGTTTGATTTAGGATCATAGCCTTCTTTTTCCACTAGATCTTTGTGAATCTCGAATGCAGTGAATGTCATAGCTCGATTTGTACCGAACCATCTATTCTTTGCAGCCCAATCTTCAGCCATAGGATCTGCCTGAGGCATCTGTTGTGGTGTCTCAGTTGGTAATTTACCACCGTCTGACAGTCTAACAGGCTCATCCTGTTCAACTGGCGTTTGTTTTCTTTGCTTGATTTTAGCATTCTCGAAAGCTAATTCAGCAATTCTTTTGTTAGCTTCGACCTGAGCTTTTGCATCACCGGCTTCAATTGCAAGCGCCAATTCTTTTTGCGCTGAATCCATTCCAGTTTTTACATTTTCTTCAAATCTAGCTGTATAATCAGAATCAATTTTTTGAAATCTTTCCTGATCAAGTTTTCTTTTTTTCTCTACGGCAGAGGCATACTCTACAGCTGCTGCTTCTCTACGTTCTGCTTCTCTCATCTTACGAGTCAATTTAGCAATACGTGATTGAACACCTTTACTGTAATCCTCTAACTTAGAGTCATCTTTTTTTTCTGTTTCTTGTTCCGTGGGTTGTGTTTCTTCTTCTTTTACTTCCGTTACTGTTTCTTCTTTCTCAGGAGCTGTATCAACGACAGCTTCCTCTTTTACTTCTTCTACAGCTACATCGACCTCTGGGCCGGATGTATCTATATCGACCGATTTTTCACTCGGTTTCTTTTTTTCTTCCTCTGGCATAGTTCCTTCCTATGTTAAAATTTGTGCAAAATATCTGTTGGATCTTGCACAGTTGCTAGTACTTCGTCATCATTTAAAAGACGAACTTCCCCACCCTCAATTTCTATTCTAGATCCTGCATAACGGGCGAAGATTATCCAATCTCCCACCTTGCACCATGGACCTTGTGTAAATCTATCTTTATCTGAATAACAATCAGGACCCATAGCAAGAACGTTTCCGCATTGCGATCCTACTTGTTGTCTCTCAATTGTTTCGTGTCCTAATAAAACTCCACCTTTAGTTTTCTCATTCATTTTAAATGGTAAAACTAAAAGTCTCCAACCAGTTGGTACTGGAAGTTTAGTTTTTTCTTTTGTAACTTCTTTTTGTTCTTCGGATTTTTTTAACCCTACTAATTCTTTATTTGGTGTGATTATCTTTGGGTTTTGACCCGTTGATATTGATGACTGTGCCTTTTCGCTCATTTAGCTCCTTATCGTTTAGCAGGTTAGAGATTTCCTGTCGCACTGATTCCAGCGCGTTTATTTGTCCTATTATATACTTGTATGTTTCCATATTGTCAACCCCTCCGGACGTAACCGAGATTGATAATTGATCTACTCTTCTAGTGATTGCTCTTCTAAGACTATTTAAGACCTGTTCTGGTTCCATATATTATCTGATAGCAGCATTGCATAGGTCACAATTAACTCTATATCGTGTGTGTCCTGAACAATGATCAACGCTCTCTACTTTCACTTCTGTAGGTGCTCCTACAATAACTTCTTCTTCTACAGGAGTTTCTTCTACAACTACTGGTTCTTTTTTCTTCCCGAATAGGAAGTTCCATATTTTCTTTAAAATTTTCATTACTTGATTTGACAGCCTACTTTTTTGCCTTTAAGGACTGCACCACCTGATTTATAACCTCTATTCAATTCTCTATGAACTCTGCTTATTTCAGCTCTTCTATTTCTGTTTGAAGGTTCAGCTTCAACACGACCTAGTTCTTCTAATAAATTTGTTCTTCCACCTATGTTATATTTTTTTCTTACTTTAGGTAGTCTTTCAGGTTGTCTAGGACTTATCGATCGGATATCTGTCAGTTTCTTTTGTTTTGTTCCCCTACTTTTACTCCCCACTCCTCTTCTTCTTCTTCTTTCAAAATCTTTAGGTCCTAAAACTTGAACAGAAGTTGGTCTTCCAACTCTTTCTGTAAAACGTTTTTTTGCTTTTGATGTTTCATCTTTAAGATTAGACCAATCAGTGGTATGTTTTACCATGCCTGTACCACCACTTGGAGTTCTTTTCTCTATTTTTATCATTCTTCTCTCAGGAGAATAAGCATCGTCAGATGTAGTTAATCTTTTTACGTTTTGAGTTTGTTCAGCTCTTTTTTTATGCATAGCTTTTTCAAGTGGTTTCATTATGATTTCCTTTTCTTAGCCATCTTTTTAAACGTCTTTGCTAACGCTTTAGCTCTTCCAGTGCAACCTTTTTTTGTAATCGGTGTACACTTGCCTTTAGTTCCACGTTTTTTGATTGATTTATTTACGTCTTGTATCCAACCACCTTTAGCCATGGCAACTCTATCGCCACCATTTGTATAGCCCCATTTATTGTGGCCTGCTGGTGGATTGAATCCCGGTACGTGCATTAAATCGAATGCTGTTTTTTTCATTATTTTTTCTTGTATGGAACTAATTTTACTTTTCCATCTTTAATTGTAATATTACGTTCCATAAATTTTTTGTATTTTGGAAATTTCTTTTTAGCAGCTGAATGTCCACCAACTGTTCCAGCAATTGCGGCACTAGCACCACCAAAAGTTTTTTGTTTAAGTCTTCTGTTATATTTTTTTACATCGCTTGAAGCTTTTTCATATTTATCATGAATTGCAGAAGCTTTTGAAGTAGCTTCTTTTTTAATTTTAGAACCACTTTGTCCTGGTTTAACACCTTTAGTTTTGTACTGCTTATTTACAGTGTCAACCATTGACTCATAACTTTTTCTTCGTCCTGTTAAATTCTTTGCAGGTTTAACGGATTTAATTGTTCCAGATTTTTTTGATAAAGCTTTACCAAAACCTCTTAGTGCTGCTCCTACTACTCCCATAAATACCTACTTATTAATTTTACCAGATTTTCTTTTGCCCCATTTTCCATAAGACTCATCTCTACGATCTTTCATAGATTGTTTCTTAGTGGATTCTTTTCCAGTTCTCATACCTAGAGATTCATCTTCTCTATCTTTGTAGCCTTGTTTCTTTTTCTTAGAAACACTTTTGCCACCTTTGTATGGGAATCTAGATTTGTAAGGTCTTGTTCCAAAATCATTTCTCATATTTTCTCCTTATTATTTTTTTCCATTTCTGAAAATTTGTGTACCCTTTATACCAAATATTGACGCACATACAAGTATCCATAAATTAGTAAACCATGATGGAAGTGCCTGGAAATGGTCAAAGAACATCTTTATCTTGTCCATAGCCGCCGGATCGTCCGACCAGACCCCATATGCGAGCACCAAAATTGGCAGTGTGAGAATACAAAGGACCACCTCGTCTTTGTAGTCGTTTTGACGTGCTTCTAAAAGTTTTCCTTGGTAAGCTTCCTCGCCTCGGGCCATCTTAGCTGCGTGCATGTGTTGCGCATCAGCCATAGCCATTTGAGTCTCTTTACGCTTCTTGTAAATATGAGTTCCAGCGTTTAGAGCTAATTTAATAGCACTGAACCACATACTAA